ACTTAATCTTGCAGGAACATCATCTGCTCGTTCCTCTCCACCTAATGGCACAAAACCACCTTCTTGTCTATAATCTTTTTCCATGCCACCTAAATTCATTAAGCCACCTTCTTGAGCTCTAATTCTTCCGCCTTGAGCTAGATCTTGAGGCCCAACATTTCCTTCTCTTAATTCTTTTTGAGCTTGAGCTGCAGCCGCTTCAAATGACATGCCGAGTTCCATTAACTCTTCCATTCTTTGTTCTAACCATGCATCATTGCCTGCATGAGAAGCCATTCTAACATTTCCAGCATCTTGATACCCAATTCTTCCGCCTTGAGCATAAGCTTCTGTCGCTGATGCTAGTGGAAGGAAATGTAAACCTGGATCTGATCCTGTTAATGCTCTACTACGAATATTAGCAATATCAATTCCTGATGTGTCAGTTGGAAGTTGAGCTTTAGGCATTGCTGCTTGCGCTGCGCCCATTGCTGCACCGATTGCAAGTGGTTCTTTCCATCTGATGATAGGTTGTCCTTTTTCGTCTAGTGCCTTCGTGTCACCGCTAGTATTTAGTAATGCATTTTTAATTTGAGTTCCTATACTTGTACCTGTAGGCAATCCTTTTGCATAATTTACTGCATCTTGTAAAGTGCTTGATCCACCTAATTGTGGTGGTAAATTACCAGTTAAATATCTTGTAGCTGCTTCTAAACTAGAATCCATTCCTCCTGGAGTCCATACACCATCTTTACCAGTAATTCCTGTATTTGTAATAGCTGTATTTTCTTGAATTTTACGTGGACTAGCAACTGTTTGACCAGTAACAGTTTTAAAAATATTACCTAAACCTTCACCAAGACCAATTTGATCCGCTCCTCTTTCGCCACCTAAAACCATATCAATAGTTTTATCTCCTGTTCCAGGAACCTTGCTTATTAATTCTCCTAACCAGTTCTTTCCAGCACCTTTTTCTAAACCAAACATATCTATTGGAAGTCCCCATTGATTTAATGCACCACCAGTTATAGCAGCAGTAAGCGCTGGATTCTCTTTAATTTCTTTTGGAATAACTTTTTTAACAGGATCCATAATTTTTTCCTGAAACCATGATCCAATTCCATATCTTCTTCGTCCGTCTAATCCTGCAACACCACCATACGCCATTCTTTGTTTTCTTGATTGCGTGTATGTGGGTCTTGCTGTTCCGCCGTAAGCCATAGGTGATTGTATACTTCTTACCCATTCTTCAAAAGGCATTGCAGGTCTTCCTGCTTCCTCTTGTTGCATTACATAGTCTTTATATTCTTGCATCAAAGATGCCATTTTTTGTTGTTGCATCTGTTGCTGTTGTTGTGGGGATCTAGGACCTTCGTCACCTGTATATTTAATATCTGGTGCTCCCGCGTTTAATGATGATATTCCTGAGTTATAATCTATAGCCATAATTTTGTGTAGTTGTTAAAGGCAGGAATTTCACCTGGGTTTATAATATTACTTGTTTTTCACAAGTAAAGCAAGCCTATGATGTCACGATCCTAGGTTTAATTTCAAGCGCAGACAATACGACATGTAGTCTATTAGCCGTTGCTGCGGTTACTTTTATAATTTCACTCTCGGCGACAACTAATGGCGCAGAAAGCAATTCTGATGTCCCGCTGGCCGAGATTGCTTTAACGTTAAAAAGACTGAAAACAGCGCTATCCGTATCGGTTATTGTAACTGTTATTGTATCCGCGTTCCCTGAATCTTCGGACACGAGGATAGATTTAATCACAGCGGTCGTAGCCGATGGCACAGTATATAGGGTTGTTGCACTGGTACTCGTTAAATCTACCTTTTTGTTTACAAATGTATTAGCCATTATGCCATAAAGAAGCTTTCCGCTTCTGCTTCCTCTTTTAAATCCTGTTGAAAAGTAGTGTTTAATTTTTGTACTATACTATCAACGTCCCTAACAAATGATTGTTGTATTTGTTGATCGTATTTTTCTAAAGGTTGAGTTAATGATTGTACTATTCTAGCCATTATATATATCTATTTCTACCCATTAAAGGTTTATCAATTCTTCCACCGTGGGCCACGGATGCTAAAGCTTGTTCTAGCATTTGATTTAATTGCATTAAAGTACTTTGACCTCTTTCGTTCAAAGCCCCTTTATCAGCGTACCCTTGTAGTATAGATTGTCTTTTTTGTAGTTCAGTTAATTGTGGTTGTGTAAATCTTTGAACACTTTCAGTTACTACATCTGCTTTCGGGGCTGCTATTTTTTGAAGTGCTTGTGATCTACCATCTCCTCTGTCTCTATCATCTCTAGTGTCTGTAGTATCTGTTGTAGATCTTTTTCCTGTTAAATCTGTTGCCTTACTTGTTAAATTACTGGATAAAGTTGACATAACATCTTTTTCTGTAAGTCCCAAATCTTTTGCGTATTTAGATATAGTTTTAGCTTTGCTAAACATTGAATATGGTGTAGCAAGTTTAGTTGGAAGAAGCGCAGGAATAACAAAAGGTGCTATCGTTTTTATAATCTTTCCTATACCACTATCAAAAAAACCACCGTAAACATCTTCTCTAGCTCTTTCACCCCAAGTTTGTCCGCCTATTTTACTTCTATCTTGATAATAGGTTGGGCTATATTTTTTTGGTCTGGTAATAGTAAATACCTGATCGTCTTTGCCGTGATAGGTAGTTGTGTCTGTTTTAGGTGTTGGTCCTTGAAGATAATCAAATGGTCCAGCTGCTTTTTTAGGTGTTGTTACTTTTGGTTTAGCTTTTACATCTTGAAATTTCCAATCTTTTTCTATTTGTGCTTTTTTATCTAATGCAATCTGCTCCTCTATCTGTTCCTTAGTATCTCTATGCGGACTTTTTGTTGCTGTTTTTTTTGTTATTGCAGCTATTTGTATTGCTTTTTCTCTAGCATTAGCTCTTTCCTCCGCAGCAGCTTTTTGTGCTTTGTCTGCAGCAGCTTTATGTGCCTCTCCGCCTCGATCAGCACTACTAGTTCCACCTGGCATACCAGCAGCATGGTGACCACGCTGAAATCCAATCCTTCCCCCCTGCACTGTATAATGTTGTCTTAAACTTTTATCTATTGCCATTATCTTCTTCCATCCGCTTGTATATCTAATCTAAAAGTACCTAGCTTCCAGTGTTGCCCAGTACTTGTATTGTCGACCTTTAAAGATATAGCACGTGCACGCGCTCTTGTATCTATTTTTGTTGTGCTTGTTGTAGATGTAAAAGGTCCAAGTGATGAACTAGCCTGTGAATCTGTTGGATAGTTTTTCAAGTTTAAAGTCACTCTTGCATCACCAGTTTGTTGTAAAAAGTCTGGAAGTACTCTTCTGATTTTCATCATGTATTCACCGTCTCCTCTTAAATCTGCTCCTCCACCCTGTACTGCTGATATATCAAAATCACCTGATTCAATACTTGCAGCAATAGCCGAAGCTGATCCTGCTTTAATTTGATTATTTCCTGTTTCGTGTTCATAGTATATTGAAACACCATCCGTATTACCAACTGTTGAATCGCTCGTTGCATCAGAGTCATATTCTGTTCCATGAGGCTTGCCAAATACATGCGAATCTGACCAGGAACTTCTTGCCAGTGTGCTTGTAGTCCATACCGGTCGCTCTGCTGTTGAATCCATGTAGTTATAAGTAACCGATCTATTGTTAGATGCAGCACCGCTTCCTGGATAAAACCATGTAACTTCGCCGAACAAATTATTCAGTCCTGCAAAAATATGGTTTCTTGGAACAGTATTAATATCATCAAAAACATAGTCTTCAACCAAGCACGCTAGTGATTCCAGTTTACCTGTATATCTAAAGAAACCATTCTCTGACATCCAGTATGCAGAACCATCTACTTCAACCGCTGCGTTTTTTCCAATTAGTCCACATCCCGTTCCAACTTGTTGAAATGAAAATACAAAAGGAGCGCCAACAAATCTCATGATAAATAAAGCGTGATCCGTCCAGACATAAATTGCATCACGTCCCCTAATAGCCGCTATGATCCGTGTTCCGTCGGCCAGTCTTTGTGTACCAGCGGTATTGGTTGCTGAAGGCGCATACGAAGTGCTTGCATCAATTGATTCTTGATCCGACCATCTAATAAACATATCGTCCTGTGTCGATGTCGTACCAATTGTTGTTTCCGTTCCAAAGAATACTAAGTGTCTATCGGGTGTTGAAACCAGAGTTTGTCTTGTAGCCGTTGGTGCATTAGCAACAATCGTTGCCCTTGTAGATGTTGCTCCCGTTGCATCGGAGTCCCATTCAAAAGTTGCACCATCAACGATGGTTGCAATTAGTTTGTTTCCAAAATTGTCCAAGTGCCATAGACCGGGAGCCGTAATTACGTCACCTGTTTGCGATGCACCCCACTTGGTATAGTCTGAAGCATCGGTAACCGTTGCCCCGTCCGAGTGAGAAGCGGCTGTCGTGTTATCTGATCCTCTTGTTAATCCTGATAAAGTTCCTGTTCCAGTAGCATTGGCTGTATAAGCAATACGCTCGCTGTCTATTAAAACTGTTCCTGAAGCAGGCATCGATGCAGAATTATCTAGAACAATGCTAGATGAACCTGAAGTTAATGCTCCATCTAGTGTGTCTGTAATTTCTCCAGCGACCGTACCACCCCATAATCCAAGTCCCCAACCAGCAGCTGATTCTTCAACGGCAGGTCCTATTGAATAATAATGTTTGACTCTTATGCCTCCTGATGTGGACGCTCCTGATCCACTTTCATTGGATCCCATTTCAACAGTAATCGTTGCAGAAGTTGGGACCGTTGCCACTTGAAAAACTACATCTTTAAAATCACTCTCAGCAAAATCAGAATTAGTAATAGAAGTAAAATTATCGCAAACAATAATGTCTCCTTTAGAAATATTATGATCAGATGCAAAAGTTATCGTAACCGTTGCATCGCCATTTGTTGTTGTAAAAGCGCTTGTTAATGTTGTTGTACTTTTAAGAGGAGTAATGTCATAAAAAGCTCCTCCCGAGTACACGTATAAAATTCTGTTTGTGCCTAATGCAGCGTATTTAATTCCACTGGCATTGACAAAATGATGAAGCGCTGTGTTTCTTCCAGTCAGCGTTTGATCGCCTAGCTGGGCCCAGCCACCTATTTTTTCAGGTGTAGCATATCTAAATCTAACATAGTCACCACCTATCCATTGACCCTCGCCGCCCGTTGCCGTGACTTGTTTATTAAATCCTGGTTGTATTCTAATTTTTTGTAGCATAATTATCTCGCGTTACAAGGTACTCCGTTTGAATTTACGAATGGTGCTTCTGCGAAAGCTATATACACGTAATAGTTTCCACTAACATTAGATGTTACATGGC